GAAGGCGCAGGTAAATAATCAGGAAGAAGCCCCGTCTGAGGATGTGGAGGTGATTGATGACACCCCCGCCGAGGAGCAGAAGCCTGCTAAAGACGCTGAAGATGCGGTAGATACGTCACAGTTTACTGACGATATTACGCAGGACGAGCTTGCATCCTATGGGATGAAGGTTCAGAAGCGGATTAACAAGCTACGCGCTGTTAATCATGAAGATAAGCGAAGACGGGGTGAGGCTGAACGCAAGACTGAAGAGGCTGTGCGTGTTACCAAGCAGCTTCATAGTGAAAACCTGAAGCTTAAAACCACCTTGCAGAGAGGTGAGAATGCCCTGATATCGTCGGTCAAGAAGAAGACCGAGCTTCAGCTTGCTGAGGCGGAGCAGAGTTACAAGGCTGCCCACGAAGAAGGGGATACTGAGAAGATGGTTCAGGCCCAGAAAAGCCTTAACAATGCTCAGGCAGAACACCGTGAGATTGTTTCACGGGAAACCCAACAGAAGAGGCGCGTTCAGGCCAAGAAGAAGTTGCCACCACCGCCCGCTAAACGTCCACCCGCTCCCGCGCCGCTCGATCCGCGCCAGCAGCAGTGGATGCAGCAGAATCCGTGGTTTAAGTTAACGGCTCAACCCGGAGAGAGGGTTGACCCCAATCAGAAGGTGATGACTGCCGCCGCTCTGGCGGTTCATGATAACCTGATGGAAAGAGGCACAACGCCTTCTGTGGACGCTGATGCGTATTATCAGGAGGTAGACACACAAATGCGGGGTTTATTCCCAAACTATTTTTCAGAGGGGGAGCAGGCGGATGTAAGCCAGCCTGCTTCAACTCGCGGAACTACCAACGTAGTCGCACCCTCCACTAGGAACAACGGGGCGCGGGGACGCAAAGTAAGGCTTACCAAATCCCAAGCTGACATCGCGAGACAGATTGGTGTATCCAACAAAGACTATGCTGACGCATACCTTAAATTACAGGAGTAAGGCTAATGTCTGAAGAAGAATCGCGCTCAACTCGTTCCGAAGAGGAACGTCCTAGCGAAGAAAGACCTGATGATGCGTGGAGGCCAGCCTCCTCGTTGCCTACGCCTACCCCTCAAGAGGGATGGGCTTTCCGCTGGGTTCGTACCAGCGTATTAGGTCAGCCAGACAACACAAATGTCTCGCAGAAAATGAGAGAAGGATGGGTTCCTATTAGAGGAGAAGACCATCCTGAATTGGAGGTGATGTCTGATGTTGGAACCCGGTTTAAGGGAAATGTCGAGGTTGGTGGCTTGTTGTTGTGTAAGATTCCAGAAGCGGAATTGATCAAGCGAGCCGAGTATTATGCCAAGATAGCCAATGATCAGATGGAAGCCGTAGATAATACTTTTATGCGAGAAGAGAACCCTGTGATGCCGTTAATTAAAGATCGGTCTAGCAGGACTACCTTTGGCAAAAGATAACCCTTTTGGGGTTGTCTTTTAAATGATGACATGAGGAGATAATTATGTCAGCAACAGCGACCCCTATGGGAGCAGAACCAGTTGGAGGCTTAAGTGCCTGTGGTTCTTTCTCCGGCAAAGTTCGCCATATATCTATAATCACCACTTATGCGGCTGATATTTTTTATGGTGACTTTGTAAAACTGGTCAGTACCGGGACTATTGAAAAAGACACCGGGACAACGGCCATGACCCCGGTTGGTATATTCATGGGTTGTTTTTATACAGACCCTACTACCAGCCAGCCCACATGGAATCAAATGTGGCCTACTGGGACTGTAGCGACTGACGCTATGGCCTTTGTGCTTGACGATCCAGACGCCGTATTCAGAATGCAGGCGAATGCTTCTTTGGCACAGACTACCTTGGGTAATAACATTGCAGTAACCCAAACTTCCGGTTCTACCACTATTATGCGTAGCAAGAACTCTGTTACAGCGAGTTCGGCTGCTACGACTAATACACTACCCCTGCGTATTCTGGAGTTTATGAATGGGCCGGATAGTGTGGTAGGTGACGCATACACTGATGTACTCCTGACTTATGTCGCAGGGATGCACCAGTACCGTACCGCCCTAGGCGTATAGGAGACTAGCGAATGGCTATTTCAAGAGCGCAGATGCTCAAAGAGCTACTTCCGGGTCTTAATGCCCTGTTTGGCTTAGAGTATGCTAAGTACGAGGACGAGGATAAGATGATTTACGAAACTGAATCATCCGACCGCTCGTTTGAGGAAGAAGTAAAATTGAGTGGTTTTGGCGCGGCTCCAGTGAAACCTGAAGGCTCTGCAATCAATTATGATTCAGCGCAGGAAGCGTTCACGGCTCGCTATACCCACGAGACCATTGCTCAGGGTTTCGCTATTACGGAAGAGGCAATGGAGGATAACCTCTATGCTTCCCTGTCACAGCGATACACAAAGGCACTGGCAAGAGCTATGGCTTACACCAAGCAAGTCAAGGCTGCCGTTCCATTGAACAACGGTTTCACTAACGCTTATCAGTCTGGCGATGGTGTTAACCTGTTCACAGCGGTAGCTGATGGCGTAACTGGTGGAGGCGGTCACCCGCAGGTTAATGGTGGCTTTAACTCTAACCGGCCCGCGACAGCGGCTGACCTTAATGAAACCTCACTCGAAGATGCTGTGATCCAGATTGCAGCGTTCACCGATGAGCGTGGACTTTTGATCGCAGCCCGTCCTCGCAGGCTCATTGTTCCACCGGCCCTGATGTTCGTGGCAACCAGAATCCTAGATTCTGAATTGCGGGTCAGCACTGCTGATAACGACATCAATGCCCTGAAGAACAATGGTTCCATTCCTGAAGGCTACTCTGTCAATCATTACCTGACTGACAGCAATGCTTTCTACATCATCACTGATGTACCGAATGGAATGAAGCACTTCGAGCGTACTCCGCTTGAGACTTCAATGGATGGCGACTTCGATACTGGTAACGTGCGCTACAAGGCACGAGAGCGGTACAGTTTCGGTGTTTCTGATCCACTAGGAATCTGGGCTTCGCCCGGTACGTCCTAATCAGTAGTAGATAATGGGGGTGCGTAGCGCCCCCTTTTATCTGGGAAACATACAGTTTTAGCGACCAGCCCAGTGGACGTTTACGAAGACGCTAAGACGAATCCTTTCGTAAAGAGGTATCTCTTATGGCTTTAACGACCTTTCAAGGCCCAGTACGCTCGCTTGGCGGATTTTATTCGCAAGGCCCAGCGACCACTGTTGCCCTTACTGTTGACACCACTCTTAGCCCCACTACACATGGCGGCAAGATTATTCTCCTTAACAATTCCTCCTTAACCCTCACGCTTCCTGAAATCAGCGTGGCGGCTGACCCCACTACCGGCGGCCCCGGTGCAGAACCCAACACCCTTAACAATACAGGGCTGATGTATAACATCGTCTTTCTTGTTGACTGCACCTTGGCGTTAAAATGTGGTGGATCAGGAACTCCGGGCGATCTCTTCTGGGGATCGATCATTCTCGGCAAGACATCGGCGGCGGAACAATATATTCCCAACGGCAGTACTAATGATGTGATAAACACCAACACTACCACCAAGGGGGGCATAGCTGGTTCCAGTATTCAGGTGGTTCCTATCTATACCAACAAATGGCAAGTTTCTGGCGTTTTGGTTGGCTCCGGTTCTCTGGAGACACCGTTCGCAGATGCGTAATTTAGCAGCGGGGCTTCGGCCCCGCTCTTTTTGGAGATAGATATGGCAGATTTAGTAACAAGCCAGACAATACAGGATGGCCCTAGAAACGCCATCATGAAGTTTACTAACGTCAGTGATGCCACTGGCGAAGCCGCTGTGGTTAAGGTTAATGTTTCGGATTTAACCGTACAGCCTAGAACCGGCGCAGCATGTACCAGTGTTACTGTGGCAGGCATACAGTTCTCTACCTATAACATGTCAGTCACAATAGAATTCGACGCAAGCGTCAATACCCTGATTGCCACGTTGCCTGAAAATTATTCAGACTATCTGGATTTTTCAGCCTTTACCGGCATTCCCAATAACTCGGCTGGTGGTAAAACTGGAGACATTGTTTTTACAACCAACGGCGCAGGAACAGGTGATACCTATGTGGTTGTCCTGACGCTTATCAAGAACTACGAATAGAGGTTTCTATGGCTAAGTTAGAGATATTTCAGAACGGAAATTTCAGTGACGGTCGTCCTGTCTACCAGATAGGATCAAAGAATGCAGAGGGAGAGTATGACATCTCAGTATTTGATCCGATGGAGAAGAAGGAAGCCACGGCAAGGTTAGCCAAGATGGTGGGAAACACAGCTCCCAAGAAGAAGCCAGCGCAAAAAAAAAAGAAATAGTTAAGCCGCCAGCGAAATCAGTTACTTTCGTAGACGAAACAAGCCGCTCTGACCTTAACAAGCTGACGAAGTTACAGCTTGAGAAATTTGCCCGTGAGTTCGGTGTAGAGCTAGACCGCAGGGAAAAGAAAGAAACTTTAGTTAAGCAAGCCTACAAGGCTCAATTTGATGGCTAGAAATTATCGTAGTGAGTACAAGAACTACCATGCGAAACCTGTGCAGAAGAAGCGCAGGGCCGGAAGGAATACGGGACGTAATAAACTGCTTGCTTCTGGTGCTGTATCAAAAGGCGACAAGCGCGATGTTCATCACAAAGACCGCAATCCAAACAACAACAAACGATCTAACTTGGCAGTAACTTCACGAACAGCTAACCGGAGGAGAAATGGCAAGAGGTAAAAAGAACTGGATACAATCAGCGATCAAGAAACCCGGAAGCCTGCGTAGAGCAGCGGGTGTTAAGAAGGGACAGAAGATCAGTGGTAAGGAACTGGGCAAGCTGTCGAGGTCGAAGAATCCCACCACCAGAAAACGCGCTAACCTTGCCAAGACTTTGAAGGGCTTCAAGAAATAATGGACAAGAACAGCAAGGTTCGTAAAGTAATGGGTGAGTTTAAGGATGGCAAACTCAAATCCAGCTCTGGACATAAGGTTACTAAACGTAATCAGGCAATGGCTATTGCCTTGAGTGAGGCTGGAGTAAATCGCAAGATGTTCTCAGGTGGCAGGCTCGGTGACGGCCAAGCTGTACAGGGAAAGACCAGAGGAAGAACAGTTTAATGGCGACAAGCGGAACTTATACATTCAACCTTGATCTTGGACAGATCATGGAGGAAGCCTACGAGCGCTGTAATATCGAGATGCGTACTGGTTTTGATTACCGTACTGCTCGGCGTAGCCTTGACCTGTTGATGCTGGAATGGCAGAACAGGGGGTTAAGTCTATGGACGGTAAAGGATACCAGTGTTGCGCTTACACCGGGAACGGGGTCGTATGCCCTTACTGCTGAGAAGTTAGACATAGTGGAAGCCTTCATGCGAACCAACGCAGGAAGCACCACCAAGCAGTCCGACCTTACCATGCAGCGTATTTCCATCGCGCAGTATTCCCACCAGACAAACAAGTTGCTTCAGGGCAGACCGATCCAGTACTGGGTTGAAAGAGCGCCTAGTGGTATAACCGTTAATGTATGGCCCATCCCTGACTCATCACAGACATGGACTCTGGGTTATTACTACATGGAACGAATTGAAGATAGTGGGTCACCCGCCACTCTCAATGTGGATGTTCCGGCACGGTTTCTGCCTCCGCTTACTGCGGGTCTGGCTTACCAGATTGCGATTAAGAAACCTGAAGCAGCCGCGAAGATTGAATTCCTTAAACAGGATTATGAAGAACAATGGAATCTTGCATCTGATGCGGCTAGAGAGAAAGCCTCCCTGTATGTGGTTCCCGGCGGGTATCAATACTTATGAGCAGTTTTGCGAGTGGTAAACATGCATTCGGATTTTGCGACAGGACTGGTTTCCGTTACAAGCTAAGAGACCTTGTGCCGCAGATCGAGGCTGGCAGGCCAAACGGTATGCTGGTAGGGCGTGATGTGCTGGATGTGGACAATCCCCAGTGGAAGCTGGGCATGATCAACATGTCTGATCCGCAGGCGTTACGCGACCCAAGACCTGATGGTGGTTATCTTCAGAGTCGGATACTGGGGGCATTTGATCCAGTGGGCGGGGGTGTAACCCCTATGGGTAGTCGTACAGTCGGGCTGGATTGTTCTGGTCATGTAGGCAGAGTAACGGTGGAAATAACCTGATGGCTTTTACCTTTACCA